TACCCCTTGTAACATTTAGGAAACATATGACTATTCACGATTTAACAAAAAAAACTAATGCAAGCACAGGCCAAAGAATTATTAAATTAGGAAGTAATAATGATATGAGGGTTGATTACTTAGAAAACAAAATTAACGATCAAGAAAAAAAACTTGATAAAATATTAGAGTTATTACAAAATGGCAACAACTTACCTAACACTGACAAATAGAGTTCTTAGAGAACTTAACGAAACAGAATTAACTTCAAGTACGTTTGCCTCTAGCAGAGGAATACAAACTGCTATTAAAGATTTTGTAAATAAAAGTATTCATGACATTTATAATGAAGCAAGTGAAATACCTTTATTATACTCTAGAACTACACAGAATTTAACAACTGGAGATGGTGAGTATAATTTTCCAGATGACTTTAGAAAAATAGATAGAGATTCATTTACTATAGGCCCAAGAGAATTAGTCACTAATGGTGAGTTTGCATCCAATATAACTAGTTGGACAACTGGAGATGGTTCACCATCACATACAACTAGCGGTAATGGTAGATTAAATTTAAATGATGCAGCAGCATATCAATCTGTTGAAACTATAGTAAACAAAGAATATAAATTACAAGTTAGAGTATTAAGTCCTAACAGTTCATCAAGTGCATTAATTGTTAGAGTTGGTACATCAGCAGGTGGAACACAAAATTTAAATACTACAATAGGCGTAACTGATTTTGGGCAAGGTGCTATATTAAATACTACGTTTACAGCTACAGCAAAATCTTCTTTTATCTATGTAGAGTCAGATGGTGTACAGTTAGATGTAGATTATATTAGATGTTCTAGAAGTGATACTACTAGACAAAAAGTTTTATATATATCTTACGATGACTATTTACAAAATTATAAATCTATAGATGATAGAAATGATAGTGATGTATATGGAACACCAGCTAAAGTTTATATACTTCCAAACTTTACAGCATTTGGTGTGACACCAATACCAAGTAGTGATGAAATAGCATTGGCATATAATTATTATACTACACATACAGACTTATCTGCACATGGAGATAATATGGCATTACCTGACAGATTTAGTGGTTTAATAACTGATAGATCAAAGTATTATACATACATGTTAAGATCAGATCCACAGCATGCACAATTAGCAGATAGAGATTACCAAAGAAAATTAAGATTATTAAAAACAGATTATTCTACTAAAGCTGATTATATGAGATCAGATGTTAGAATATATAATGTAATGTCGGATAGATAGTATGCCAACTACAGATTTAATATCACCATTTGTAGTTAGTTGTGCAGGAGGTTTAACACTTAATAAGGATGTGTTTTCAATGGCTCCTGGTGAAGCACTTATATTACAAAATTTTGAACCTGATATTAAAGGTGGATATAGACGTGTTAGTGGAACAGCTCAGTATAATACTACAATTGTACCACAAGGATCTAGTACAACTAGTCTAGTAGTAGATTGTTCTATAGTATTTAATGGACAAGTAATAGTTGCTAGAGGTGGTGATATACACAGAGGTACAACTAGTGGTAGTTGGACAAGTTTAACAACTGGATTAGGTACAGCAACTAGGGCGTATGATTTTGAAAAATTTAATTTTGATGGAACAGATAAAATTATTATTGCAACAGGACACTCACCTGCACAAATAATTAATTCTAGTTTTGCAGTTGATGTTGTAAATGCAACAGGTGGTGGAACTGCACCTACAAATCCTAAGTTCGTAAAAGCATTTCAAAACCATATGTTTTATGCTGGTGCAACTAATTCACAAGAAGTTATATTTAGTGTACCATTTGCAGAAGATAATTTTACTACAGCTAGTGGAGCAGGATCATTTAAAGTTGACTCTACTGTAGTTGGTATGAAAGTATTTAGAAATGAATTGATTATATTTTGTGAAGATAGAATATATAAATTAACAGGTACAACATCTAGTAATTTTGCAGTACAAGAAGTTACAAGAAATATTGGATGTAGAGATGGTGGTAGTATTCAAGAGATTGGTGGTGACGTTATATTTTTAGCACCTGATGGTTTAAGAACTATTGCTGGTACAGCTAGAATTGGTGACGTTGAACTAGGATCTATTTCTAGACAAATACAATCTAGAATTGATGACATAGGATTAGATAGAATAACATCTCTAGTTATTAGAGATAAATCACAATATAGATTATTCTATCCAGTAAATGCTACAGGTCAATTGTCAACTAAAGGAATTATAGGTGTATTAAAAAATAATCCAAATACAGGTGCTATAGGATTTGAATATGCAGATATAGTTGGTGTTAAACCAGCTTGTACAGATTCAGATTTTATTAGTAGTGTTGAGACACAAGTATTTGGGGGTTATGATGGATTCATCTATAAAATGGAAACAGGAAATACTTTTGCTACAGGTGCAACTACAACTACTATTCAAGCAGTATATAGATCACCTGATATGGTAATGGGAGATCCAGGTGTTAGAAAATATATGCAAAGAGTTAACTTAAACTACGAGGGTGAAGGTACATCTATTGATGCGAACTTAGCTCTTAGATATAATTATGATGACCAGAATAGTCCACAACCAGCAAAGATTGCACTACCAACAGTAGGTGGTGCTGGACAATATGGTGCTGCAGTTTATGGTAGTTCATTATATGATGCATCAGGTGTTCCATTAGTAAGACAAACAGTAGAAGGATCTGGATTTGCAGTAGCATTACAAATAGATGATCAAAATAGTGCAGACTCATTTTCAGTTAAAGGATTTCAATTAGAATTTACCCCAGGAGGAAGAAGATAATGGCAGGCTATTCGGCACGACAGTCTAGTTTCACAACAGGTGATACTATACTTGCAGCTCATTCTAACGATGAGTTTAACCAGGTATTGGCTGCGTTTAATGCAACAACAGGACACTCACATGACGGCACAGCTGGTGAAGGTGGGCCTGTAGGTGTACTTAGAGATGCAGATTCATTAAATAAAATACTTGTAGACACAAGTAACAATCACTTAGAATTTTATGTAGAAGTATCATCAGCTGCTGTACAGCAGTTAAGAATACAAGATGGTGCTATTGTACCTATTACAGATAATGATGTAGACTTAGGAACTTCCTCTCTTGAGTTTAAAGATTTATTTATAGATGGTACAGCAAATATTGATAGTTTAGTAGCTGATGCTATGAGTTTAGGTGGCACTACTATTACTGCAACTGGTGCAGAAATTAATTTAATAGATGGTGGAGCCACTGTTGGAACTACAGCAATTGCTGATGGTGATGGTATTATACATAATGATGGTGGTACAATGCGAGTTACAAGTGCTACTACATTTAAAACTTATTTTCAAGAAGGTATATCTACAGCATTTGACGATTTAAGTGCAGGTGATGCAGCTGTTAATGTTACTACAACGGCAGGTGATATTACTATTGATGCACAAGGTAATGATACAGACATTATACTTAAAGGAACAGATGGTAGTGCAGATACAACATTTTTAACTATTGATGGTAGTGCTGCAGGTAAAGCAACATTTAATAGTGATGTAGTTGTAGGTGGAGATCTTACAGTAACTGGTGATGATATTATTATGGGCACTAACACTGCAGGTAATTTATTAATTGCAGATGGTACAAATTTTAATTCAATAGCTGCAGGTAGTCTATCTGAAATATCTACAGTTGCAAATGATGATGTTTTTATAGCAGTAGACACTTCAGGTGGTGGACTTAAAAAAATTGCAAGATCAACAATCGTAGCAGGACTTGCTACATCAAGTGCTATATCAAATATAGTAGAAGATACTACACCACAATTAGGTGGTAATCTTGATATGAATGGTGCAGATATTGTAACTACTTCTAATGCAGATTTAGAATTAGCCCCTAATGGTACAGGTCATGTAACTGTTAAAGGTAATACAAATTCAGGTGCTATACAATTTAATTGTGAATCTAATTCACATGGTCAGATACTAAAATCACAACCTCACTCAGCAGCTGTTACTAATGTTATGTTATTACCTGCTGGTGCTGATTCAACTTTAGTATCATTAGTATCTACAGATACTTTAACAAACAAAACTTTAACATCACCTAAAATAAATGAAGATGTAGCAGTAACTTCAACAGCTACAGAATTAAATTTATTAGATGGTGTAACAGCAACTACAACTGAATTAAATTTAATTGATGGTGGTTCTTCAATAGGAACTGATGCAATTGCAGATGGTGATGGTATAATTCACAATGATGGTGGTACTATGAAAGTTACTAGTGCTGCAACATTTAAAACATATTTTACGAGTGGTGTTTCTTCAGCAGCAGATGATTTAACAGCTGGAGATGCAGCAGTTAATATTTCAACTTCATCTGGAAATATTACAATTGACGCTACAGCAAATGATACAGATATTATATTTAAAGGAACTGATGCTACTGCTGATATTACAATGCTTACTCTTGATGGTAGTGATGCTGGTTCAGCTACATTTAACGATAAAGTTATTGTTGGCGATGGTAAACTAGTTCTTAACTCAACAGCAGTTACATCAACTGCAGCAGAACTTAATTTACTAGACGGTGTTTCAGGTTTAGTACAAGCAGATTTAACAAAATTAGCAGCTGTAGATTCTACAGCAGCAGAATTAAATATAGTTGATGGTGGAACATCAGCTACTTCAACAACAGTTGCAGATGCAGACAGAGTTGTACTAAATGATAATGGTACAATGGTTCAAGTTGCAATGACTGATATAAAAGATTATATTGGTGGTGGTACATCATGGCAAGCAGTTAAGACTTCAAACTTTACAGCAGCAGCAGGTCAAGGTGTATTTTGTAATACATCAGGTGGAGCATTTACTTTAACTTTACCTGCAGGAACTATTGGTGATGAGGTTTCATTTATAGATTACGCAGGAACTTTTGATAGTAATAACTTAACAATTGCTTCTAATGGTTCAGAGAAAATTCATGGATCTACAGACAATTTAACAGTTGCAGTAGAAAGAGCATCTAATACATTAGTGTTCACAGATTCTACACAAGGTTGGCTGTTAAAGAATAAATAATAATGGCTGAATATAAGGAAATTATAGGAACAGCAGTTCAAACTGTTGCTGGTGATCCAGACAATCCTGTTAAAGGACAGCTTTGGTATAACAGCACAACTGCAGAGTTTAATTATCAAGAACAGGCTTATGGTAATTCTTGGTCAGCTGCTGCAAATTTAAATACTGCAAAAACAGCAGGGGGAGGTACTCCAGCTGGAACAAAAAATGCTGCTTTATGTTATGGTGGTGTTGACACTTCAACTTACACAGATACAAATGAATTATATAATGGGTCAAGTTGGACTGAAGTTAATGATATGGCTTCAGCTAAAAGACAATTTGCGTGTGCTGGATCATCAACATCGGCTTTAAGTTTTGGTGGTGAAGATGGTAGTAATGCTTATGTAGATACAAATCAATCTTGGGATGGAACTAATTGGACAGAGGTTGGAGATTTAAATACTGCAAAAAAAGATAATGCTGGAATGGGAGCAAGCAATACTTCAGCTTTAATTGCAGCTGGGTTAGCTAGTACAGGTTTTGTAAATGAAACTGAAACATGGAACGGAAGTAGTTGGACAGAGGTAAACAATGTAAATACAGCAAGATCAGATCTTGCAGGAGCAGGAATTGTAACAGCAGGATTAATTTTTGGAGGACAAAAACCTGGTGGTAGAGTTGGTAATACAGAATCTTGGAATGGTACAAGTTGGACAGAATTAGGCGATTTAAACACAGGTAGAGATGATCTTGGAGGAATTGGAACATCAACATCGGCTCTTGCTTTTTCAGGTGAAACACCTCCAGCAACTGCAGTTACAGAAACTTGGAATGGAACAAGCTGGACTGAAGTTAATGATATGAGCGTAGGAAGAACTAATATTATGGGATCAGGCATAAGCACTTCAGGTTTAGCATTTGGAGGAGATCCTGGGCCAGAAGCATCAACATTAACAGAAGAATGGAACGCAGGTGTAGCTATTGGATCTTGGGTTACGAGTACAGCTATGAACACTTCTAGACAAGGTGGAAGAACTGCTGGTACTCAAACATCAGCTATTATAGCTGGAGGACAAACACCAAGTTATACTACTAATTCAGAAACATGGGATGGAACATCTTGGACGGAAGTAAATAATATAAATTTAGCTAGATCAGAGCATGAGGCAATTGGAACTCAGACTGCAGCTTTAATTTTTTGTGGATACACAGGCCCTCCAGGAACTACAAATAGAGATGAAACAGAAACTTGGAATGGAACTAATTGGACTGAAGTTGGAGATACAAATACAGCTAGAAGAAATTTAGGTGGTGCAGGAACATCAACAGCTGGATTAGCATTTGGAGGTCTTGGCCCTGCTCCAGGAAGAATAACTAACAATGAAAGTTGGAATGGATCATCTTGGACAGAACTTGCTGATATGAATACTGCAAGAGCTGGAATAGGATCTTTTGGAACACAAACAGCTGCTTTAGGTTGTGGTGGAGATCCTGATGGTAGTTTTACAGAATTATGGAATGGAAGTTCTTGGACTGAAGTTAATAATTTAAATACTACTAGAGAAGGAATGGGATCAGCTGGACTACAACCTTCTGGATTAGTTTTTGGAGGAAATCAAAATTCTGTTGAAGAATGGAATGGAACTAATTGGAGCCAACAAGAAAAATTAAATACTAATAGAAATGGTTTAGGTGGATGTGGAACTACAACTTTAGCATTAGCTTCAGCTGGTGGGCCACCAATAACAAATATCGTTGAAGAATGGAATGGAACAGGTTTACATATAAAAACATTAACAACAACAGAAGATTAAGGAGATAAAATGGCAAAAACATATCAATACTGTGTAGCAGAAAACTGGGGAAAGGGATTTATTGATCACGTTGAATCAGTAAAAATTACTTTCGTAGGTTTTCCTGGTGATGTTTGGCAAGTTCCTGCTTACAATAAACATGCAAATCTTTGGATTGCAAAAGTAGGTGGAACTGTTAAAACATTATCTGAAGCTCAAACTATTGTTAGTGCTGAAGTTACCAAAGCTCAAGATGCATGGGATGCTAATAATGTTAGTGGTGAAAGTGCAGATGAAAAAATTGAAAGATTAGGTACAAAACCAGCAGATATAACATTAACTGAATAACAAAAAAATTAATGGCTGAATACAAAGAGATACAGGGTAACAAAGTAAAAAATTACGAAACTGATCCCGATAATCCGTATGTAGGACAGCTATGGTATAATGAAGAATTAAGTAATCTTCGTGTTTATGCAACTACTTTAAGCACTGCTTGGGCTAGTGGAGGTAGTTTAAATACAGGTAAGGAAGGTGTATCTGGTTGTGGAACTCAAACAGCTGGTATAGCTTTTGGAGGATTTCCTCCTACTTCAGATACTACAGAATTATATGATGGTACTAGTTGGACAGAAGTAAATAATTTAAATACTGCAAGAGGTAGATCAGCAGGAAGTGGAACTCAAACATCTGCATTAGCTTATGGAGGTGCTGACCCATCAATATCAGATCAAACCGAAAGTTGGGATGGAACTAACTGGACAGAAGTAGGTGATCTAAATAGTGCTAGACAACAATTAGCAGGAGCTGGAGCTGATAACACATCTGGTTTAGCTTTTGGTGGACAAAATCCACCTACTACATATGATATTACAGAATCATGGAATGGTTCTAGTTGGACTGAAGTAGGTGATTTAAATACTGCTAGAAGACTTTTAACAGGGGCAGGAACAGCAACAGCAGCTTTAGCTATTGGAGGTAATGGGGCAAATGACGAAACAGAAGTTTGGAATGGCTCTGCTTGGACTGAAGTAAATGATTTAAATACTGCTAGAGGTGCTTTAGCAGGTACTGGTACTCAAACAGCAGCTTTAGCATTTGGTGGGGAATCACCAGATACTGGAAAAACAGAAACTTGGAATGGGGTTTCCTGGGCTGAAACAAGTGATATGATTACTGGAAGAGCAAAACATGGATCGGCAGGAATAAAAACTTCTGCTTTAGCGTTTGGTGGAGAAAATGGTGGTAGTAACGCAACAAACACAGAAGAATGGAATATAGATTTTGCACATGGTGCGTGGGGTACTGGTAACACTATGAACACAACTAGATTTAGACCAAGTGGAGCAGGGAGTTCAACTTCAGCATTAGCTTTTGGTGGTAGCGAACCAGCTACATCAGCAAAAACAGAATTATGGAATGGTATTTCTTGGGGTGGGGTTAATGATATGAACTTAACAAGAAAATCTGCAGGTGGAACAGGAGCCAACAATACAGCAGCATTAGCATTTGGTGGAGAAAATCCTGATACTTCATCACTTGACAGCAATGAATTATGGAATGGAACTAGTTGGACAGAAGTAGGAGATTTAAATACTGGAAGAGAAGCAATGGGCACAGCAGGAACTTCAACTTCAGCATTAAGTTTTGGTGGACTAACTGGCCCTTCAACACTTCATGCTATAAATGAAAGTTGGAATGGTTCTAGTTGGACAGAAGTTGGAAACTTAAATACTGCAAGAAGAGGACTTGGAGGAGCAGGGGCTAGTAATACTTCTGCTTTAGCTTTTGCAGGATTAATACCACCAAATGTTTCAGCTACTAATGAAAGTTGGAATGGAAGCAGTTGGACAGAATTAAATGATGTAAATGTAGCTAGATCAAATTTAGGGGGAGTAGGTATACAAACTTCAGCTTTAGCTTTTGGAGGACAAACATCAACAGCAGAACTTGCTAGCACAGAATCTTGGAATGGATCTGTTTGGATTAATGAAAATAATTTAAATATAGTACAAACAGATATTGCAGGAGCAGGAAATATTAATACTTCTGCTATAGCTTTTGGTGGTTTTGCACCTTCAGTTCCAGGTGGAAGTGATGCAACTGAAATTTGGTATGGAAATTCAATTTTTACAAGAACAGTAGCAGAAGATTAACATGACAACATACAAAGAAGTTATTGGAACTAATATTGAAGTAGTATCTTCAGATCCATCTAATCCTGTAGTAGGACAAGTTTGGTATAATACTACAACAGATCAACTTAAATCTAGACAGCAATTTGTTGGTACTGCTTGGGCTACAGGTGGTGCTTTAAATCAAGCAAGACAGGGCTTGATGGGAGCAGGAATACAAACTGCAGCTTTAGCATTTAGTGGAAGCACACCTGTTGGTTCTGCCTTTACTAATACCGAACAATATGATGGAACATCTTGGACTGAAGTAAATGACATGAACACTGGTAGAACTTTAGGGGGTGATGCTGGAACACAAACATCAGCTTTATTATTTGGAGGTAGTGCACCTGATTTAGGTCTTACTGAAAGTTGGAATGGAACTAGTTGGACAGAAGTAGCTGATTTGAATACACCTAGAAGAAGTTTAGGTGGTGCTGGTGCAGATAATACACAAGCATTAGCTTTTGGTGGTTGGAACCCTCCCGATATTTATGATAACACAGAATCATGGAATGGCAGTAGTTGGACAGAAGTTAGTGATTTAAACACAGGTAGAAGAAATGGATCAGGAACTGGATTTTACACAGAGGCACTTGCTGTTGGTGGTTATGATGGAACAAATACTATAGACAGCGTAGAATCTTGGAACGGATCTTCATGGACAGAAGTTAATGATTTCAATGTTGCTAGACTTAATATGGGTGTAAATGGAACAACGTCTAGTGCGTTAATTTATGGAGGCCCTTCAAATTCAACTGCAACAGAATCTTGGAACGGATCTAGTTGGACACAGGTTAATAATTTAAATGTTGGTAGACAAACCCTTGCAGCAGCAGGAGCTAATAATACTTCAGCTTTAGCTTTTGGTGGTGAAAAAGATCCAGCTTCTTCACAATCATCAACAGAAGAATGGAGAGGTAATGTTACCATAGGTGCATGGGTTACTGATGCTAATATAAATGGCACTAGGATTCACCTTAAAGGAGCAGGAACTACAACATCAACTATAGCTGCAGCAGGAGAAACTTCACCAGGCAGTGCAAGATCTACACTAACAGAAATATATGATGGAACATCTTGGACTGAAGTAAATGACTTAAACCAAGCCAAGTATCAAGTAGGTATGGCAGGAGTTAGTAACACATCAGCTTTAGTATTTGGTGGAAATACTGGTGATCCTAATACTGCAAATACAGAATCTTGGGATGGTAGCAGTTGGACTGAAGTTGCAAATTTAAATTCAGCAAGAAGCGTTATGGGTGGAGCAGGAACACAAACAGCAGCTTTAGCTTTTGGTGGTTCAACGCCATCATCACCCGTAGATGAAACAAACAAAACAGAATCTTGGAATGGTAGCGGTTGGACTGAAGTAGGTGATTTAAATACAGCAAGAATGTTTTTAGATGGATGTGGAACTACAACAGCAGCTTTAGCATTTGGCGGAGAAAGCACGCCTACCCCAGCTCATGCAAACACAGAATTATGGAATGGATCTGCTTGGACTGAAGTAAATGATTTAAATACTGCTACTCAACAACTTGCAGGAGCAGGTACATCAACAGCAGCTTTAGCATTTGGCGGAGAAACTCCAAGTGCAGCATATTCAGCTAAAACAGAATCGTGGAATGGAACAAGTTGGACAAATGAAAATAATTTAAATTCAACAATAGTTGAACACGGAGGTTCAGGATCATCAACAGCTGCTTTATCATTTGGTGGAAGCCAACCACCTGCAACAAATCAAACAGAATTATGGAATGGTGATGGTTTATTAACACTTAATATTACTACATCTGTATAATGGCTAAAAAATTTAAATCGTTTGAAGAAAGACCAAAACCTAGAAGACGACCACGAGTACATAAAAAATCAAAAAATAAACAGGAGAAGCGTAGCTTCAAGAAATATAATAGACAGGGGAGATAAATATGGCATTAACAGACGCACCTAATACTATGACTTTACCAGAAGGTGCATTACAACCAACTACAACAGAACAGGCTGGTAGTCGTTTAGTTATTAATACTATTGATACTTTATTAAATACACCAGAAAAAGCTATACCTACACAGGCTCTAGTTAAACCAGTAACACAGCAAGTGCAAACTGGTGAAGCTATGGATACAGAAGGATTAAAAGGTCAAGTAGTAGCTGCTACCCCAACAGCTGGAACTGTACCTACGATTACTCCTACAACTGTACCAGGATCTACAGCAGCAACGGAACAAACTACTGCTACACCTGCAAGCATGGCAGCAGCACAAGTAGCTGGAGCAACTCCAACTATGACAGCTGAACAAATGTCAGGACTTACTGCACCTGCAGTAGCTGCAACAGGAACAGTAGATGCAGATGCAACTATTAGAGGGCAACTAGCAAAAATTAATCAAGATATTGAAACATCAGTATCATCTGGTTCAGCTTTACCTGCATATTTAAGAGGTGTGGCTAAAGCTACCCAAACAGCTATGGCTGATAGAGGACTAAGTTCTAGTTCTATGATGGCTGAAGCATTAGCTGAAGGGTTATTAACTGCTTCTATACCTATCGCAAAAGCAGATGCTGATACTTATAAGCAGATGATATTTGAAAATCTTAGTAATAGGCAACAAGCTAATATAGCAAATGCTAATAGTTATTTCCAAATGGATATGACTAACTTGTCTAATAGACAGCAAGCATCATTACAGAATTTAAACGTAAGACAATCGTTCTTACTATCAGATCAAGCAGCGGCAAATGCTGCAGCACAATTTAATGCTAACAGTAAAAATCAAGTAGATCAATTTTATTCTAATTTATCACAACAAATAAAATTACAAAATGCTGCAAGGGAAGATGCTATGAATCAATTTGCAGCAGTAGAAAAAAATAAAATATCAGGTATAAACGCAGGTAATACAATTGCAGTAGAAAAAGCAAATGCAGATAGAGCACAGGTATTAAATCAATTTAATGCACAAGTAGAAAATCAAAGACAGCAGTTTAATCAACAAAACCAAAGAGTTATTGATCAATCAAATGTTGAGTGGAGAAGAACTATTAATACTGCTAATACTACAGTTACTAATGCAACTAACCAATTAAATGCTCAAAACCTTTTAAATTTATCTAATTTTGCACTATCAGCATTATGGCAACAATGGAGAGATGAAGCAGCTTGGGTTAATACTTCATCAGAGAGTGAATTAAATAGAGCACATAATACTGCTATAGCTGCACTAGAAAGATCTACAGATTTAGATTTAGCAGATGCTGATAAGACATCTAAGCTATTACAATTACTTGGTAGATTTGGAATATCAATTATAAACGATTTAGATTAGGAGGATTATGAGTATTATAGATACAATGACAAACATAGGTAGAGGTGTTAGCGA